GTTGTCAGAGATTATCCCACCGATTTCAAGAGTGGCGTTCGTTTTTGGGATTTCGCGGCGACAGAGCCAAAGAAAGGTGGTGACCCCGATTATACGGTTGGAACACTAATAGTCGAGAAGGGCGGGTTATATTGGGTGGTAGATGTTCAACGTATTCGGGGAACCCCACAGAAGGTAGAGCAACTCGTCAGGGCGATAGCGGCATCCGATTATGCTAACTACGGGAATAGAGTCATAACGGCAATCGAAGAAGAACAAGGATCATCCGGGAAGATCGTCGCGGACAACTACACTCGCAATGTGCTGAGAGGTTATACCGTCAAGTTTGTGCGTCCGACAGGCTCAAAAGAAGTACGTGCAAACCCGGTGAGTGCCGCTTTTGAACGTGGTACAATCAAAATCGTGGGCGGAAATTGGAACAACGCATATATCGATGAATTAACCGCATTCCCGTCGGCTGGTGTACACGATGATCAGGTCGATTCGACAAGTGGGGCGTATAATATGCTTAGTAGAACCTTCGCACTTCGGCAGGGAAGAATAGAAGTATAACTCATAAAGGGCAGGTGACCGGATGAAAAGCTTTCAGGAATTGATAAATGTTTTTTTCGGAACGTATACCGAAGCTTATTGCAAGGCAAATGATCTCTTTGTGGCATATAAGAAAGATGGGGCTACAATAAAAGCTAAAACAAGGATGATTGAGAACTTTCAACAAGAACTCGTTAAAATTGACGCCGGGTATATCATAGGCGGTTGGCAAGAATATATCGTGGACGACGAAACCGGGAACGCCAAACGGCTGTTGCTTGACATTCTCAAAGATAACAACTGGGAGGCGGAACAACTCAAAATTATTTTGCAGGGGCTTATACTTGGGACAACGGCGTTTCGTGTTGGCAAAGATATGAGTGGGGAGGTGCGAATAAGCCACATCCCAATCGCTTCGGCACTTATAAGTCGCTTTGGTGATGGCTGGATTGTAGAAACCAACGTGGAAGATAATGGGCACATGGCTATGCTCCGTGAGATTTCGACTTCGCAATTCTATCGCCGGGAGAGAAACGGAGTGCCAGAATTTGAAGTGGATATATCGAGTTATGGAATCCCGTTTATAACTGTTATTCCAAATCGCCCGACGATTGACCCAAACTTTTCGAGCTGGCAGGGTGAACCCGAATGGCGAACGATCCAACCACAGCTTGATGAGATCAATTCGTCTTACAGCAGGCTTTCAATGATCGAAGATCGTTATGCTAACCCGCTATTGATTGTTAAAGGGATAATCGACACAAGTGATTCGGAGATAAAAAAGGATTCGAACGTGCTTTATCTGCCAGAAGGCAGCGATATTTCCTTTTTGGAATATCAGGGTAATATTTTGTCGCCTTGCTTGGAAAAGATTCGAGAATTGAAACAATCGGTAAAAAACAAGTGCCCCGAGCTGATCTTACAAGACCTTACGGCGGTTAACTCCGGCTACGCTCTGAAAATCCGGTTGCAATCGTTGAAGCGAAAAATAAGTACCTTACGGGCAACGTATTTTTCGGTCTTTGAAAATTATTTCAACGTGCTGTTGAAAATGGCTACAGGAAATGATTACGCGATATCGATAAAAGCAGAGGATGTTATTCCGGAAGATACGGAATCGCTATTAAAAGAATATATCGCGTTAAGAGGGCTTGGGATACTGTCTGATAGAACGATTGCGGAATCCCTGGGGTACGATTACGATGAAGAGCAAGAGGAAATAGCTAAAGAGGTGCTTAATCCAAACAAAACGCAAGAAGAGGAAAAAACGGAAGAAGCAGGGGTAGAAGAGTAACGGCGGGGGTGGTGAAAGATGGTAGTTTCGTACGATCCGAAGATAGAAAAGGAACTGTATCGCAAGCTGATCTCTGCCGAAAAAAAGTATATTTCCAAACTCGAATATCTGCTTTCTACCGGGCAAACTATGACGCCTAAGACGCTTAAACACAAAATCGCAAAGGCAGAAAAGATGTTAAAAAACGTCACCGCGGACTTCAAAAAAGAGTATGTGGGAAATATGGAAGCGTTTTTCGAGAGAACGATAGAAAACGTATTCAAAAACGAACTAAAAATAGTGGCGGTGAATTGGAACTCAATTTCGAGGAAAGAATTTGAAAGGCTAAAAGTCGGCGGGTTGGCGTTTATGCACAATTACGAGGAAAACATAATCAAAAAGGTTCAGACCGAACTGTATCTGTCCTTTCTTAATGGAGAAAGTTACACTGATGCGTTCAAGCGAATAAAACCGTTCGGGAATGATCGTTCTCGTCCGAAGGTTATGGTTCGGGATCAAATGGAGAGAGTCTATCAAACGTCGATCGTCGAGGCATATGGGGCAACTGGGCACCCGCAAGATTTTTTGTATTATTGGACGGGTCCCGACGACGAACGAACGACTGATATTTGCACGGATAGAAAAAGCAGGAATCCTTACACGTGGGAGCAGGTTTGCAGTATGGATTCTCACCCGCATATCCAATGTCGGCATCGGTGGGTTGCTGAAATGGCAAAGACGTTGGAAAAGAGTATCTGAGAAAGGGAATGGTTTGAAATTTTCAGGCAGTCAAAAACCGCGATGATATAGTCCGAAAAAAAGAGCTAAAAGAAAAAAAAGAAAGAAAAGAACCAAAAGAAAGAAAAAAAAGAAAGAAAAGAAAGAAAATAAACAAAGGGAAGAAAGGAAAGAAAGAAAGGAGTGTAAATGCTTGTGCATAGCAAATGCATAGCAAATGCATAGAGGTGCATAGAAGAGGCATAGGCGGAAGAAGCAGCAGCACCTGAAAATAATTGTCGTTGAAAGAAAATGTGATATAATAAAACACTCACAAGGAGGAAAAAAATGGCAGACAAAGAATTTGAATCAAAACCGCAGGAAAACACAAAAACTACCGGAATATCTGACAATCCGCAACGAACCGTGTCCGAGGTTGAAAAAAATATTGACGTAAACGGTATCGGGGCGGGGTTGGAAGGAACGGGGGGCGATCAAACAAAGGCGGGGTTGAAGAAGATGTATACTGAGGAACAGATGAGAGACCTTTTGCAGAGAGAAGCAGATAAGAGGATAACCGAAGCTCAAAAGACTTGGCAAAAAAAGATCGATGCATTAAAGACCGAGATTGAGATGTCGAAACTTTCAGAAGAGGAAAAAGCGAAAGAAATTTCGAAGCAGAAAGAAAAAGAGCTTCAAGAAAAAGAGCAAGAGATAATGCGGCGGGAGGCGGATTTCAACACCATGAAGTTGTTGGCGGATGAAAAGCTGCCAACTGAATTGTTGGGCGTCTTTGAAAGCGTGCCAGATATGGACAAGCGGATAAAGGCGATTAGATTATATCGCGAGATATACAACAAAGCTATCGCGGAATATAAAAACGAACGCGAAAAAGGGTCGTTTCATCTGTTGAGCGGCGCAAAACAATTCTCAAAAGAAGAGATCGCGAAGATGACGCCGCAGCAGATAAACGAAATATTTGACAAAGACCCCTCTTTGCTTTTAGGGTCAAAAGAACGTTAAAGAAGGAAGGAGAGCGAAATAGATGGCATTAGATGGATTCATCCCTGAAATATGGAGTGCAAGGCTGCTGTCTCATCTGGATAAAGATCTTGTATTCAAGCAACTGGTAAATACGGATTACGAAGGCGAAATTTCCAACTATGGCGACACAGTACGGATCAATCAGGTTGGTGATGTGACCATTAAGGATTATACGCGGAACGCTAACATGGAAGATCCCGATGAACTCGGTGGGGCACAGCAAGTGCTTTCAATCGACCAATCTAAGTATTGGAACGTGCAGGTTGACGATCTTGATAAAGCGCAGCAAAACCCAAAACTTGTGGATCAGGTAGCGGCGCGTGCGGCTTATGCAATCGGAAACACAATCGATAGTTATATTGCGGGATTCCACGCGAACGCTGGTATCAAACTTGACAATGGCGGCTCTGGTTATACCGTCGGATCGGGCTCTGGCGAAAAAAACGCATACGATCTCGTTGTCGAAATCGGCGTGGAACTTGACGAAAACAACGTCCCCGCTTTTGGGCGTTGGCTGGTCATGCCGCCTTGGTTCCACGGAATGCTGTTAAAAGCTGACGAGTATAAGCTCGCCTTTGCGGATTACAAGGCGAAAGGGCTTATTCCCGAGATCGCAGGGATCAAGATTTTGAAGAGCAACAACATCAAGACAGCCAGCACATCACATTATTTATTGGCTGGGACGTCGCTTGCAATAAGTTATGCAGGGCAGCTCGCGAAAATTGAAGCGTATAGAATGGAGAAGCGGTTTGCCGACGGGCTGAAAGGGCTTTACCTGTATGGCGCGAAAGTGGTTATGCCAAATGCACTCGCGAAAATTGTCGCGATAAAAGGCACATAGGCGGTGATGAATATGAGGAAAACAAAACTGTTTTTGACGCTCTTGATTTTGGCTGTTGTTACTGTACTTATTGGTGCGACGATAACGCCGACGCTTATTAGCCGAAACACAATCACGAACGTCACCGCTCAGTCGCTCACCACGAGCGGAACAATGACGTTTTTGTATGAGGTAGATTCGAAGATCGGCTTTTTCGTTGACCTAAAACCGACAGACGCTACAAGTCCAACGATTACGCTAACGATCCGAGCAGGCGACTTCGGTGGTAGCAGTGAAGGGAGCATATCGCTTACACACGCAACAACCGCAGAGCTTTTTTATGTTATACCACCCCTTGAAAGTTGGAGATTCGTCCAAGCCAGCGATACGACAGTAAGTTTCTATTTTGAAAGTGCAACAAACACGAGCATTAAGGTCTATCCGTTCCAATTCTGGTAAAGCTGGGGAACTTCCCCGGCTTTACTTTGTTTCAAGTAGCGAGGTGGAAAGATGGCAGACACGAATCTCACAACATTAAGATTGTGGCTAAAAGATAGCGGCAAAACACTTTTCTCGGATGCTGAGCTTACCTCTATACTTACAAGAAATGGGGCAATCGTTGATGGTGCGGACGTAACGCTGACCAACAAGATGTTGGATTTATCACGTGCGGATGCTTACGAGTTGCTTACAGGCGACCCTGCAAAATTCAATTCTTACTCAATCGGCGGGGTAAGCGAAACGATTTCAAAAGAACTGCTGCTGCAGATGGCAAAGGATTTGAGAAAAAGATATATCATCGCCATAGAGGATATCGAGTGATGCGAGTACCGTGGAAATTCTATGAGCTTACGCACCGAAGAGTGGTAGGATCACCGAGTTTCAACGTTTCGACCGGGGCTGTTACCGAAACAACGCAAGACAACGTGGTATCTGGATACATTGTGCCATCAACACCGCAGGATATAAGCAAAGGGTTTCAGGTTGGCAGCTACAAATGCTTTGCCATCGGGGTGGCAAACTTGCCGATCGTGAAACAAGACAAAATAGTGTGTGGCACAACCGTCTACACAGTTCGGAACGTGCGGGATTGGGTAGGTTCTGGGTTGTATGAGTTGGAGCTTATCGCGTGATAACGATACAGCTTGCAAAAGAAACGAAAGAGGCTTTTCAAAAGGCTTTGGAAAAGCACAAAAAAGAAGTAGAAACGGCTTGTGAGTATGCTCTTCAAAAGTTTTTGATGTTGCTCGAAAAGGGAATCGCAGAACATATTGCGAAAAATAACACGAACACAGGGCAACTATTGCAAAGTTTGCATCAGAAGCAAAAAGGTTTAGAAGGTGAAGTTGGGGCGACAGCGGCACATGCCCCGTATGTTGAATTTGGCACGCGACCGCATCGACCGCCGTTCGCACCAATTCGCGAATGGGTTTGGCTCAAAAGACACGACCTTGGGATTCCCGACGAAGCGGTGTATCCTTTTGCGAAAGCCGTATGTGACGCGATAGCACGCTATGGGACAAAAGAGCGGCGACCGTTTCGAGACACGATTGAGGCAAACGAAAAAACACTGAACGATTTGATCCTGAAAGCAATCGAAGAGGTGGCACGATGACGACCTTGATCCCGCAGTTGAATCTAAAATTCTCGCAATCGATAACAGGAACAAGCGTAATATTCGGGTATACAGACAACTTAAAAACCAAAACCGAGTATATCTTGATCGACTATGAAGGG